CCCAGACTTCACGCCCTCGCATACCTCTTTACGTGTGTCATGCCCCAAATGTCTACCTATTCCACCACCGCAAAGCGACACTACGAGGATTCGAACCTCGGCACCCTTTTACAAGTGGCCTTAACTTAGCAGGTTAGCGCCTTACCAACTCGGCCATAGTGTCATTTTAGATGTGCTATTACGCCAAATTTCATTTTCTATTATCTATCGCACATCATACTTATGGGGCGTATAATCGTAAGCCCATAATACATTTCGCACGAATGGAGAAACGAAAACTCTTTAGCTGATGGCTGCTTCTAAGCCTACAGTTCTAAAAATAAAACGCCGCGGAAGAGTTGTAGATACTACTCTACCTCTTTCAAATAAGGCTCTTCCACCATAAGGTTCCTAACGCGGCAATCTATTAGCCCCAAGATGGAGCAAATATTCATAAAGCTAGGCCATTGTTTGTTGTATTATTTCCTATTTCTACAAAGTTTGCTGTAATGGCCTATAAGTCTGGGTGGAGAGATTTGAACTCTCGACCCCTAGATCCCAAATCTAGTACGCTACCAAACTGCGCTACACCCAGATATGCGGCTTGCGCCGCGAGAAAGGAGATTTTACTTCTTAATTTTTTGCAAAAAATTTTATCAAATTGCCCTTTATGTATATCTTATCTCCTTTTTACAATATAATTATAATATAAATTTGAAATTTTGTCAAATTATTAATATGTAAAAATCTCAGGATATTTATCTTTAATTGGTTGTATATATTGATAATAATAATCTTTAATTATTTTGTTCCTATTTTCATTAGGAAAAGGCCATTCTTTATGAAATGCCGTAATATAATCATAGGGATTTTTAAATTTCCACGGTTTTAATTCACCACAAAAATGAAATCCATGTACCTTTTCTTCAATAGGTAAAAGTGTATTAAAATCCTGAACTTTAGTATTTACAAAATATGAATACGGAATACGATAGTCGGGATTAGATTTAAAAGGAAACCATAATTCTTCAATTAAATCGCTTTCCCACATATGATTATGCTTTAATAGTGAAATATAATAATCTAAAGGATGCATTCTAGGGATACATGTAAATAGTCCACAAAATCCCCGTGGTTCTCCACAATCATAGAGTGCTCCATCTGGATAATTAAATAGTTCATCTATTGGTTTAATAAAATAACTATCAGTATCTAAATATACTACTTTTTCTAATTCTTCCAGTCTAAATACATTAATTTTTGATGCGATTGTTTCTAATCTTGCATTATTCATTGCTGCAATTGTCTCTGGGGAGTAGGTAATCTTTGGAACAATAGTAAAAGGAATTTTCTCTTTAATAAGATATTTACTAATGTGGACAATAACATTATTTGTAACCATTATATGTAATGGATATTTGCATCCTATATTTTTTAAATTATCATTTAATGCTAATATGCCTGGTAAATAATCAACAGAACTTAATAAAGTAACATATGTATAATTCAATATTTTTTCCTCCCAATTACATTAAATCTTACCTATCGCTTTCGAAGCGGTACCGGCGCTTGTCCGGTTTAGCTATCATTAATCCCAAGGGAAAATAGCATCCATTTTTCTTGGCTCTTCATTATACTATAATTTATGAGAGCCACAGTTTGGACAATAATGATATAGATTGGTAATTTCTTGTTCAAAACTAAAAGAACCATCTTCTTTTCTTTTATTAGAAGAACAAGCATATTGAAATCCACAAGAACAATGGGCGTATAAAGCCAAATCACCTTTATACTTACGAATATCCCAATTATGGTCTATACCGCGTCCCTTTCTCACATTAAATCATCTTCCATAAATATAATTTGTTTTCCGTGTTTAATTGCATACCCAATTTCACATCTTGTACTTGAACCAACATATCCATCTTTATTGATTACATAAATAGCATCTGCCATATCAATTTTTCTTTTATGAATGTCATCAAGCATTACTTTCTGTTCTTCCGTGAAAGTATCGCCAGCGTGACCAAAACAGCCAACGGATATAACAATATTACCTGCCAGGGTAAGTTCGCGGTTGACACGTTCAAAGTCCTCCTTAAATCGAGTACTCCCACATAATGTTATTACTTTATAATTTCCTATCATTTATGTCACTCCTAATGAGGTTCCAGTGAGAGTCGAACTCACTAACGCGGATTTTGCAGACCCGTACCCGACCGACGAGTGTTGGAACCTATAATGTGGAGCTAGACGGTAACGCTCCGTCCTCTGCTGGGTGCAAACCAACTATTCTACTAATAAACTATAGCCCCATAGTGTGTCACCTTCATGGATTTTGGTCCGCTTGTAAACAGAGGCGTAATCCTCTCGCAGTAGTGACACGGGATGCGTCAAATCCATCCACTGGGTTGTTCGCGAAACAACAAGTTGCAGGGGAACTAGGATTCGAACCTAGATCTAAGGTTTTGGAGACCCTTGTTCTACCATTGTCACTATTCCCCTATGGTCCGGGGATCCTACGGGTTACTTGCGCTGGATTTTACTCTCATGACCGTGTTGGCCACCCACGCATCTTTGAGCTTCCCGCCCCGGTGGTCGGGATGGGTAGATTCGAACTACCGAAAACCTCCTGTTTATCATACAGGCGCTCTAAACCAACTGAGCTACATCCCGATGAAGCTTCCCCTGTGCCAATTTACTGCGTAACGGGCCACAGGGAGACCGACTACATTTTCTATAGTTCTAAACTCACGTTATATCTCACTCTACTCTATATTGAGTTTTCATCCCAAGGGTGTATATCGTTTCAACTTGCTTGGGCAAGAGATTGCCGCCATCCTTCCGCGCCTTGTAGTCACAGCCATGTCAGGTGGATTCTGTAATTTCATTTAAATATTCCAATGCAAAAGCAAGAAATTCTTCATCTTCCGCGTAAAATGCGCTTGAACCACGTCTTACTTCCCAAGCATTCATTAGAGTATACATAAGCTGAGATAAACGAAGGTCTGGCACAATTTGCCATAAAGTGGCAAGAGCATCGCAATAAGGTTTAATACGATTCGGATTTCTCATTAATATAAACCATCACTTATATCAAATATTCATCGCCAAGTAACATTTCAATTGTAATTTTACTTAATTTATCATATGGAATACGAATTAATGGTATATGATGTTCTTTAGCATAATTATTTTTTATTTTATCTAATTCTTTTCTACGATTTAATACTTTATCTCCACCAAAATAATTTACACTAATATTATGTTGTTGTCCATCAAATTCAATTAAACGTTGAACTTGATTATCTAGTGTTAAAATTGCAAAATCATATGGTAATCTACGATTACGTTGCCCAACTAAATTATCAAATACATATTGTGCTTGATAATTAATTTTATTTTGTTTTAGTAATTCTTCAATTTCTAATTCACCTTTCGAACGTATGGATTTACATCCACAAGATAATTTTGCTCTTCCACGACGTAGATCATTAATTCTAACTTCACATTGATTTCCGCAATCACATTGTGCTAGCCAAATTATTTGATGATTTTCTGTCCGTAAATAATTTAATATAGTTAAATAACCATATCTATTTCCAGTTTCATCAATTAACTGATTACCAGCACATTGTTTACATTGCGTTGTTTTTCCACTACTCAAATCAGTGCCTTTTGCAATTGTGGTATTACCACAACTACATAGACAATTCCAATAAGCATGATAACCTTTAATATTATTTTCTTTACGATAGGTTTTATTTTGATCAATAACTGTTAGTTGTCCAAATACTTGCCCAGTTAAATCAACAACAGAATTAGAACATTTAGAACAACGAGTCGTATGACCCGTAGTTAAATTACAGGTAATTACATAATGTAAATTACCACAGTCACATAAACATTCCCAACAAACTCTTCCACCTTTGTGTCCGTATTTTCGTAATACAGTTAAATGCCCAAAACGTTGTCCAGTTAAATCTTTCATACCATCACCTTACCACAAATCTTCAGAAAATAATTCTCGTATATTATATTCTTCATTAAGTTGATTATGCCGCCATGCGTGTTCATAAGCATTAATACGATTATAAAATGTCTCATTTTCATCTAAAAAACCTTGTTCAATAATTTTATAATCAATATTTAATTTATAATTAAGTTCATGTAATATAAAAGATATATCGCAATGTCGCATACACGGTAAAATTATTTCTTTATCTTGCCGCAAGTCTTTAATTTTTACTGCTGCCGATACAATCATTATTCTCGTTCCTTTCTTTAAAATATATTTCGGGTCTATGATGATCTTTGTCTAAATCAATTAGCCATTCTTTACAAAAAGAGCATTTAAATCGGTAAGAAGAATCTGAATCAATATTGGTTTTACCGCAGTAGGGGCAAATTGTATGTTTCATAACTTCCTTCCTTCCTTTCTACATATAAATTATAATATAATTTATATTAAAAGTCAAATATTAGTGCCCCATCGGAGAGTCGGACTCCGGACACCAGCATTAAAAGTGCTGTGCTCTACCTACTGAGCTAATGGAGCATATTCCGTGGCTCTTTTACTTCGCCACGGCGAAGGTTATTCTCACTACCGCGAACAACTTTAAAGGGCGTCCATAG